GTGGTGTAACTTGTTCTAATAATTCTAAAAGATACTTTTTCATAATTGTTTGTTTTAATTGTTTTGACAAATATACTTATATTTTTAAATATAGGTTACATTTTTTTTAAATTATTTTTTATTGAAACAAAAAAACCCCTACCGAAGTAGAGGTTTCCTAACAATTAACCTATGAATTATGAAAAAATCAATGCAAATATACTATTTTATTCGACGCAACAAAATTTTGCTAATAATTTTTCCAGCTAATTTCAAAAGACCACCGTTCGCCTCGACTTTCACCTCAGACTTTTCGGCAGTCTTTTCACTTTGAATATCTAAATTCTTTGAATCATAATCCACTTTCACCTCACCGTCTTTTCGTTCCACCTTTACATCAATGTTTTGAGTGTCAACTTCTACTTTTAAATTTTTCTTTGCCATTTTATTGTTCGTTTGTTGTTATTATTCCTTTTGATTCTAAATATATTTTTCTAACTGTTTGCGGTTGAGCTATTCTCCATGCAGTTCTACGTGCTTTAACTAATCGTGTTTTTGCAATACGCACCACGTTAACAGCGTTATTCTGATTCCCTCCTAAAATATGATAGTGAGTTTTGTCCTCACCTACATAAATTCCTACGTGTCCACCTCCATCTCTTCTAAACGTTAAAATATCTCCCAACATTGGCTCAGTTACATTCGTTCCCCAGTTTGCCCATGATAACGCCCATAACGGTTTTGAAACAACTTCTAACCCAGCCATCTTACAACAATAAGCTATAAACAAACCGCACCACGGAATTTCATCTGACTTATAAATTTTTTCAAGTCCGACCTCTTTTGCCCAATTCATAATAATTGGATTGTGAGTGCCACCAACAAATTCCCTAACGCCTATTTGTTTAATGGCTTGTATTAATACTCTTGGAGCAGTTTCTTGTTTTAGCCAGTCGTAGCTCATGATTCTCCGTTAATTTCGTCTTTTGGTTTAATAGCAAAATACGAATGTTCATTTGTTAATACTTCGGCAACTTGTTCTTTTTTATAACAATCGTAAAGCCTTTGTTTTAACTCTTGAACTTCATTGTGAGTATAAAATAACCATAACGCAAGTACTCCAGTTGCTCCTTGCTTTTTAATTATTTCTAAAAGTTTAGTTATATCAATCATTGTTTTTAGTTTTCAAAAAGTGGTGGTGTTGGCTTAGGCTCATACGGAATTAAGTCAAGGTCTTTAACCCAAAGATAATCAGGGTTAACACATTGCTCCATTTCTTCTACTGAAATTATCCAATTGTCATTGATATCTTGAATCGGATTAAAATAAGAATCAGCATCGTAAAGTTGTCCTAATAATTCCTCTTTTTGTGACAATGTTAAAAGCCCTACTTGTATCATACGTTCCTACCTAAAGTTGTTTGAAATGCTTGAACTGCTGTATATAAATTAGTAGCTTCAGTTGAATTTAAAGTATCACCTAAAAATGCAAAGGCTAAATTTCCATTAAAATATGATTCAGCTGTTCCTGTTTTGTTTCTTGCACCTAAATAAACCGCATAAATTGGTGCTTCAGAAATACTTGGTGTTGTAGTACTTATAGATGTACCATTTCGATATAATCTTGAAACGGTTGAACTATCTCTATTTACGTGAAATAAACCTCTTGTATCTGTTACAAAATTACCACTACCATCAACAATATAATTATTTGCACCATAATATGTTATTCCACTTGCCGATTTAGGAGTAATTAATAAACCATTAAAACTAAAACCTAAAGAACCCAACAAAGCATAATCAGCAGTTAAATTAGTTCTTGAATAAGCACCGCCACTTACATTACTTGTTGTACTATTTGCACTTGGTAGCCATTTTGTATCTGCATAACCATTTGTAGCAAATGTAATTCCATTACTTGAATGAGTAACACCACCATGGAATGTCATTCTGAATGCAGCATCAGTATCTAATGGATTTTTTAAATTCCATTTATGAGTTGTAGAAGTTCCCCCAACAAACGGATATACCGCTTTCATTTTAGTCCAAAGTGAATACCCTTTTAAGTCTACTACCAAAGTATTAATAGCACTTTGTTGAGTAGGGTCTGTAATTGAAGCAGCTGTAATAAATGCTTGAGCATCTGCATCTGTTGAACTTGTTGGCGTAACCGTATTTGAATCTGCATTTGCACTACCCACAAAGTTAGTTGCTGTTACCGTACATTTAATTGATTGTCCTACATCCGCAGTTACAAGTGTGTAAGTTGAATTTGTAGCACTACCAATATTACTTCCGTTGCGTTTCCATTGATATGAATAAGTAGGCGAACCAGACCACGTACCCGTAGAACAAGTTAATGTTTGTCCCTCTTGAGCTGTTCCACTTAACGCAGGAGCAACAGAATTAACAGGCGTATTACCACCATCGATATCAGTAGCACCCGACCAACTATCAATTTGAGATTTTCCCCAACCAATAGCGTTGTTCGCACCTTGCCCCCAACCTATTGCGTTGTTTGCTGCTCCGTCACCCCAACCATTACTATTTGCCATACTTATTTAACTTAATGGTTCGTGTTTTGTTCAATTTAAGTCAATAATAACCTCATAACCTTGCTGTTCATAAGCTATTTTAGCGTACTTATGAGCTGTCTCTAAAGATTGTGTTTCGTTACGCTCTAAATTAGCCGTTAAAGAGCGTGATTCAACGTCTGTAAATACTACTTTATTTTCTTCAAATGTTTGCTCACTTACATAAGTTATAATTCCTATCTCCAAAGTAGTGCCATTTGCACGTCCTACAAACTCAACACGCCCATAAATTTCAGGAATTGTAATATCAGTTCCAGATAATTTAATTTGCTTTTGCTCTGTTCCTTTAATTAAAATTGCCATAATATATTTTTAAGATAATAAACCTAAATTTTGTAATATCGTAACCAAATCCGAAACGGTTGTTATTCCAGCACTTGACTGTTGATATAATTTAATTATATTGCCGTTTTCTGTTCTAAAATGTGGAGCAGCATTACCAGTTGTTATATCTGCTGAATACATTTGAAAAGCATCCGCAGGTGAAGAGCCTGGAGCAGTACCGCTATATTGAGCAAAAACACGGCTTGAACTTGTGCCAACAGATGTTCCACCTAAAGCTAAATTTGTGTTTATAAAATAACTCATATTAGTTGCATCAGAACCAGTAATTACAAATCTATCAGAATTATTAATTCTAAGTGTTGCAATATGATTTCCAGATGAAACATTAAAAGTTGCTGTCCCGTTACTTGGAGATAACAAACATCTATCCTGTGTTAATTCAATAAATGAATTTCCAACCTGTGTTCTAATTCTATTTTGGCTCCACTCACTCCTTATATAATTAACAAAACCGCTTGTTGTATTTGGAAAAGATATTTGACTATCTCCACCGCTAACTCCTACGGTTAAAATTTTAGTTGAATCATCCCATGATAAACCTGCACTTTGAGATAATTGATTCGAAGCATTTTGAAAGAATACACGCCCAGCAGTTCCCGAAGTTATTGCAGTTGAATTAACCGTTAAACCCGAATCATTATTTGTCCAGCTTAATGCACCACTACCATTTGTTCTTAATACTTGTCCACTTGTTCCATCTGCTGTTGGCAACGTATAGGTAGTGTTGGCAGTTAAAGAATCAGCAGCTTTTAAGGCAACATAACTTGAGCCATTTGGCACGCCCTCATAAAATAAAAGAGATTTAGCAACAGTAGTATTTGTATTTTGTAAATGTAAATCAGTTTCTATTTTTACTATTCCAGTTCCATTTGGATTTATAATAACATTACCATTTGAAGCACTCGTAATTTGAAATCCATTAACATCTAAGTTTCCACCTAATTGTGGTGAAGTATCTAATTTTAATTCGTTAATTTCAGCTCCAGTTACATATTTAGTGTCGTAAGTAGTGCCATTAAAGTCTGCTATTGGAATTCTATCATTACTTTCAACCTTTGCTGCTTTCGCCGTTAGTTGACTTATCTTTATGTCCGCCATTTATTTTGTTTAAATAAATTTGTAATTTTCTAATGTTTTCAGCCTTTGGCTTGTACTTTTTTAAATGAACCATCCAGTGTAGTTATTTTGAGTGTCGGGATACATATCCCCATTTGAATTTAAGTTGTATTCAGGGAATAAGTCTTGATTAAAACTCATATAATCAATAAACCTTTCCGTGTAATGCTGTGCAATACTACGCTCTTTTTCAATTAAGAAATCTATTTCGTCTTTTTCTACGTTTGTAGCGTTCTCTGAATTGTGTTTAAATACGCCTTTATTAGCGATTGTGTACGCCGCAAAGGGTAAGTATTCAACCATTGCCCAATGTATCAGCATCGGCTTTACATACGTCGTTACAAGCGATAAATAATTGCCTCCTAAATCATCGTTTACAATATCATCTTTTATTTTGTCTAAAAGACGAGTACCTAAATAGTTTTGAATGTGAATATCTTGAGCTACTTTAATCCATTGAATAAAGTTATCCGTGTCCACATTGCCATTCATGGCTGTAAACTTCACGATGTCATCTCTTGTTATAAGTAATGCCTCTGCCATCTTATTTTCTATAATATCCTTGATTCGGCATATCAATAGGTCTTTGACTTACCAAACTTGGATTTTTAACTACATAACCTAATTTCTCTGCTTTACGCCCTGCAATTTGTTTTGCAGTGTTTACATCAATAGCTTGACCTTCAAACGTTGCGTATACTCTTTTATTCCAACGGTGGTGACAATTTGCACCGCCTTTATACAACCAAATTGAATATGTCGAAGCTCCATCAATTCCAAAACCTGCATTAACAGGTTGACTTCCCATTTTTATAATATCCTCTTTTCGATACAGTTTATTTGCTCTAATCATAGCTTTACAAAATGCACGCCCGTTTTCTTTGTTTTCTCCAGCGTAAACATACCGAGTTAAAAACTTAACGCCATCAATAACCGCATCTTGTCCACTTCGTAAATTAGGTCGAGGGTCTCCAGTTGAAACTAAATTAACAACCTTTGACAATAAACTTTGCTTTGGCTCTTTGCTTAATATCTCGTTGTCTTTATCATCTGTATCGTAGTCAACTTCATGTTCATCGATTAATATCCAGTCGGGATTTTCGTCCTCACCTAAATCAATTAACGCTTGTGCAATTTTATCACCTTGTGAGCTTAATTCCGTGCCAGTTTCCTCTGCTACTTGTTCCTCTGTTTGGGCGTTTTCTAAGTCCATAAACTCTAAAGGTTGCAAAGTCTTAAAGAATAATTTTAAAGAAATACCGTTGTAAGCCAATATTCTATCGAATGCCTCAAGTAACTCATCTTGCATAGGCTTAATAACCATGTTGTCAAACAAAATACTTGAGTTTTTAAGTTCATCAGCATTTGAACTAAAGCCAGTTGTTGTAGCAATACCAAATAAAAGCGGACTTGTTACATTGTGACCTAACATAATCTTGCGTAAACACTCTTCACTTAAATACGAATAATGTTCAGGAGCATCGTTTAACGGAATATCGTCTACGGTTGTTTTGCTTGTTTCACTTGCATTAAAAGCCACAATAGTTCTCAGTCCTTTAGAACCCGTTAATTGTGCGTTTACTTTGTTTGTAATAATACTTTGTTGCTCTTCAGTAGGCACGCCATTGTTGAAGTTTATAACCTTTGTACCGCTGAATCCGTGTTGAACTTCGTTAATCAAATAGTCTGCAATCTCCTCTTCTAATTTAGCATAAGGAACGGCACCTTGATAATCCGGATAGGCGTAATACTTCATTCCTACCGTGTAAGGTTTCACAAAAAGTATTTCTATTTGCTCGTTTGAAAATCCGTAAGCAGGTATTCTCTTTGGAGCGTACTTTTTAACATCCTGCCAGTTATCCGAATAATAATAACCCTCTATTTCTCCGTCTTTATTACACTTTTCAGCACGTAATAAATTAACAGGAATATGATATGCTTTAAGAATTTTTTTACGGTCTTTAGAGTAATGCACTTGAATAGCACATTGCCCTAACATCTTTCTGTCGACTACTAATTTACGTACACAATCAGCATGAAACAAAGACATCATTTGAGCATACTCATTTGGCTTTTTTGAAGCATCTAACGCACTTAAACCACGTCCATAAACTAATCTACTTATATTGTTTATTATTGCGTTATTCGTCGTTGAATACGTGTATCTATCTATTAGATATTGAAAGTAATTATTGTCTTCTCCAAACTCAACCCAATTATCTCTTTTTGATTCTTGAATTACAGGCGTTTGGTATGAACTTAAATTAATTATATGTATGTTATCACTCATAAACTATAAAAGTATTTGCAGTTGTATTTGAAGTATATTGCCCGTTATTAACCGAAAATGTAACTATCGGTTGGTCAGTGCAAAATATCCTATCACGATAAACGATATTCGTTCCGTCTTTTAGTACCAAATTATAAAAATGATTTTCAACTAAGGCAACCTCAACTAATAATGTAGAATAGTATTCACCCTCTGTAAAAGTCCATTCCTCAACAACCGTTGTTTCATTTGTTTGGTCATCCGTTATTTCAACTGTATTGAAGTCTGCATTTCGCGGGATTAAAGCAAATGTTTGTGGATTTGTTGAAGTAGTTAAAACTATCATACTTTATTAACTTAAAACACTTCAAATTGTTTCTTAAATAAAAAAACCCCACCTAAAAAGGCAGGGTCTTAAACCTATTATTAACAGACAATCCTAAGAGGTAACTACAATAGCGTCATCAGCACCATCAGTAAAGATAGCTTTTAATGCAGCCTCATCAGCACAATCAATAAAGTATGCAGGGCTTTTTTCCATTCCCGTGAATGTTAAGTTATATCCGTTGAAGTCACCCATTGCAGTTCCAGAAGATACAGTCCCAGCAGTTACGTCGCATCCTTGATCATAACCAGCTAAAAAGAATTGATGGTCTCTTGTTTCAACAACGATTCTCGGACGTCCGTACGCTAACAATTTAACGTTTTTATGCGTTACAGCGTCTTGCTTTTTTAATTGGATAGTCAATACTTGCTCAAAGAAAGTAGTCCCGTTGTCTCTTGAAGTTTGGATAGTTTGCTCAAAACCATTTGCACCTTTTAATTCGTATTTGTAAAGATTGATTCGTGTTGCAGTAATCCATTCAGTAATTTGGTCATCACCATCAAATGTTACATTTGCAGATGAAGACGTTAAATCACCGTAGTTAATAAAGTAAATATTTAGAAGTCCCGAAATTGCATCCTTACACGCTTCTAATCTTCCGTTTGCTATATCACAGCTCATGTCTTATTTTTTTAATGTTAAACAAAAAAGGGTGGCGTATATTTCACCACCCTCGCTTATTGTTAGTTTGATTAGTTAGCTGAGTTAACGATACCGTAAGTAACCAAGTCAGATGCAAAACCGTATTTAGCGTCTGCTGTAAATCTCATTACTACACGTACGTTTTGAGAACCATCGATGTCACCCATATCCAAAACTTTAACTTCGTTCATGTCATTCATTAAACCAGTTGCAAAATACAAGTTAGATGTTTGAGAAAGCAAAGCAGTGTTTGAAGCAAGTCCGTTAGCTAAGAAAATCTTAACTCCATCAAAGTAAAGGTCATTCAATACTTGATTAGTTCCTTTGTTATCATAACCGTTAGCACCTACACCTGAAGCAGCAAAACCACCCAATGCACGAACGTAAGCTCTGTAAATGTTATTAGAAACATAAAGAACTAAATCCTCTTTTCCGTACAAAGCAGCAGGTAAAGCGTCAACGATAGAACCTAACTCAGCGATAACGTTAGAAGCTGTTACAGACGTTCCAGCAACTTCTTGAGCAGCAGGTAAAGCAGCATCAGTAGTTAATTGAGTCATGATACCAGCAAATTGTCCAGCTGTTGCGTTAACACCTCTCCAAATTGAAGTCTCCATTCCAGCAGCAACTTTCTCAGCAGCGTGTGCAATTAAGAAATCAGCGAATGATTTTGGCAATACATCGAATGCAGAGTAACCCATTTGGATAGCATCCCAATCAGCACGGAAGTCAGACTTACATAATTGTAGGTTAACTTGGAATGATTCAGGTTGAAGAACTCGCTCTGTTAAAGTTACAGTTGAAGTTGGGTCAAAGTCGCAAGTTGCATTTTTGATGATGTCATCAGTTGCCACTCTTTTGATAACTTGTTTGTATTTAACGTTAGGCATGATAGTAATTCCGCCTTTTTCTAAAGTTGGAGCAGACAATAAAGCTGCAGCAATATACTTACCTGCAAACTCTCCAGCGTAAGTAGTTGTAATTGATTGTGTTGTACTCATTTTATGAATTTTTTAAATTATTTATACTACTGTTAATGTAATTGCTCCAGCAGCAGTTCCCAATCCGAAAACATACCAGTTAGAACCGTCACCATGTAATTCTACGAAGTCACCGATTGTGTCAGCAGAAGCTGAAAATGTAATCGTGTTTTCGTCTGCTCCCGGTACGTTAACGCTATTCACGATAACACCACCTTGGATTTTGTTTGAAGCCGCTTTAATCGTCCATGCAGTAGTAGCGAATAACGCACCTACGACAAATTTATAAGATTGACCAGCTCCATCAGCAACAGCAGGAAGTGTAATTTGCGCACCTGCAGCAGCGTTAAGAATAAATACTTTACCGCTATCCTCAGCAGTTAAAGTTGTTGCACCTGTCAATGTTTCAACTACGCCTACTTGACGTAAAGAATCATTCGAAATGCTTGTGAATGTTGTACTCATTTTTTTTTGTTTTTTAAATTATTACTTATTTAGTTTATTTAATACTGAATCCATAATTGTGCGACTTCTTTTAGTTGCAAATTTTACGGCTTCAACTTTATTCTCGTTTTCAGGGTTAAAAGAAATTGGTTTAACCTCTTCATCAGATGAAAGTTCAACTTCTTCTTTAACCTCTTTTAATTTGCTTAGTTCAGCTTTTAAAGTTTCGTTCTCTTCTTTTAGTTTTTCGATTTCAGAAAAGAAAGTTTCTTTAACTACGCTTTCAATAGTTTTCTTAGCAGTTGGTTTTGAAGTTTCCATTTCTTCTTTTTTCTCGGTTTCAACTTCTACCTCAACTTCAGGCTCTTCAACTTCCATTTCTTTTTCTTTAACTTCGGAAATAACACCCTCTTCAATTACGATTAAAAGACGACCGTCTTCAAGTTCGTACTCTCCAATTGGCAAAGCGATTTTTTGTTCGTCTTCCGTTACGATAAACACTTCGCTTCCTGCTTCGAATGATTCAGCTTCAAGAATAGAAACTCCATCCATTAATTTCATTTGCTCAAGTTTTACTTCCATTCCAAGTAAAGTTTTGATTTGATTGATTAGGCTATTTTTCATTTTTATTTATATTTAAGTTTATCCTTTTGGTATCTCGCTTTTTATTTTAGCAATTATATTAGAATAATTTTTAGTTTCAGAAACTCCGTCTTTTATTATTTTTTCATATGCTAAAACTTCAGCTGGAACCGCAACACCGATTTCTTTAGCTTTAACTACTAAATTTGAAATTAAGGTTTGCGCTTCAGATAAATCTCTATTCCACATATTAGACGCTACTTTTAAATTGTCTAATTGTTGTTGAACTGTTTGTGAAAATTTTTGAAATTCACCTTTTCGAGATAATGCACTATTCATTAATTTTTTAATGTCATCTATTAAAGCCAATTCAACCTCATGCGAAGCCAATTGTGTTTCTTCTTTGAATAGTTTTCCGAAAACTGTTTTTAGTGTATTCATAACTTATTAACTTTTAAATTTATACTTGTTCCTTTTTTATCCGT